CTTGGTGGCAAGTATCCATGTTTCGTAAATCCCGTTCAGAGGCTCTCCTGAAACCAAGGTTGGCGCAGTATAGGCTGCGGGTACTGTAAATGTGTCCGTCCATTCACCCGCCCAATCTTGCCCTTCGCTATCCTGATCTGAGCGGATTAATATCTCCGAAGTCTGGGGGATGACAGTGAAACTTTTCTCAACCTCGGTACCGTAGTTGACGACAAAGCCTTTCGGTTTCATCGGCTCGTTGCCGTCCAGGATTGTCGCGCTCCATTCATCGAAAAAATCATTGAGCCAATTGTCTTTGATAGGAACGAATATGTATGGAGGTTCAAATGTTCCGCTTGTGCAGATAACCAGCCCTTTGAAATTCCCATCATAGTCGTAGGCTTCAATAGCCGGGACGATGGAAACCCGCTCGTGAGGAACAACCCGCTGTTTCTTCGGAAGAACTATCTCATCTTTTTTCGGTTCCGGAGCGTTGGCCATGATATGCACGGTCGTCGCGCCGAAGACCCGTTTAATCATGATTTCAGAGCCGTCCGTGAAGCGAATGAACCGCTGATCAATTTCCAGCCCGGAGTTTTCCATGCTCGAAACCAGGTCGGAAACCAGTCGATTGACATGAGCGAGTCTGAGCTGTTCGGATTTAACGGTATCCCCGAAGAGCCTTACCGTTAATGTCTCAGCCACGTCTTCCCCGACCGACGAGCACGGGAACAAACTCAAGAGTGTTAAGAGTAAAATCGCAACCTTCCACATTTTTGATTCTCACCGTGAAGTATCTGCCGCGTCCGTCCCTGCCGATAGACCGCCTACCGCCCTCCTGAGACAAGCCGCGCTTGTTTGGTTTCAAGGTATAGGTCCGCCATGAACGGTCATTGAGCACTTCGTCCATGGCCACCGCCAATTCCAGCTCGTCCGTCGATTCATAGCCTACATAGGCCATTCTCAGGCGCTTCTGGTTACTGTCGCCAAGGTCGGTCATGGGGGTTTCAATGAAAGCGTCAATGTCCGCCCCGTTGTCGTCGTCTCCGCCTAAAACGGAAATCCCGTTTTCCCCGGCCCCGAGATACATTCCGTTGAATTCGCACATGGAATTGAAGTCGAAATCCACGTACTGACTCAGTGCCTTGCCTTCCAGGTCCATGACGACGGAAATCATGACGGCCTCACATATCTAAGGGTTGTTGCGTCAAACGTCCCTGGCTGAAGTCCAAAACCTAAACACTCCATCGGAACAAACGAAGCCTCTCCGTCTGCCGTCTGAGTACTCAAGATATCAACCCACCCTTCCATCGGCTCAAATGAAGCAGAACCTGAAATTAATTGCCCACTGATCCCACGTCCCCAGCATCGGAGAAAAGAGAATGAAGCTGCACCATCAATCACCTGACCCTGAGTTGCAACACCATTGGCCGTCATTGGGTTGAACGTAGCCATGCCATAACCACATTGAGAACCAATACCACTTGCTTCAATAGCTTGGAAATGGGCCGATCCGTAACCCATCTGGATTTGAGTTACTCCAGAAGAGGCAGTCATCGCCTCAAACAAAGCCGCTCCTGAAATTATTTGCGTCTGAATTGATGTCCCGGATGCGGTCATTTCCTCAAACGACGCCGAACCTTCCGCCATGTTTACGGAGTAACCTACCCCGGAAACCGTGATTGCCTCGAAAGACGCGGAACCAAAAGCCGCAGACCTCCCGGAGGAAGTCATATGTGCAAAAGATGCTTTTCCATATCCAGGGACAACACATGAACCAGCTGCGTTCATGGCCTCAAAAGATGCTGATCCTGTCGCAACATTCCCATAGGTTACATGCGGAGCGTATCCGGTAATCTCAATCACCCCGTAAGAAGGTTCAAAGATATTCTCGAAAACGACAACTTCCGGGGAATATCCGGTATAATTTAAACTTCCCGAAGATGGAAATAGAGGATTAGACAAGGCTGGGGAGTATCCAGAAAGCAACAGTTCACCTGTTTCAGGATAAACCGGAGCCTCACCATAAGTGGGAGCCGTGCCTCCGTCCGTAGCTGCCGTTATCCAGTCGTATGTTGCGGTAAGACGTGAAGATCTGTTATTTACTCCAAACCCGTACCAAACACCAGTAAACCCTGCTAAAGACGAGGAAGCGTGAGTTGTCCACGTCCCTGGTTCTGAATCTCCGTCTGCCCATATCTTGAATTTGATAGCCGCAGGCGAAGCACCTGGTTCATATCTAACCCTGAGTCGGTAATAAGTGTCATTGGAAAGGGTTGAAGCAAACGCTGTGCTTCCGATCAGCGTTTCACCGCCGTTGGCAAAGGTTTTATGGGCGTAGACATAAGCGGTCGTAAGTTGTTCATCAAAACGTAATTCGGCTGCTTCCGCAGAACTTGCCTCATCTGGGCCGGAGATATTCCCAACGGCGGCGAAGGCTACCCGGAACCCCCACGGAGGTGATGAATAAGCGCCATACTTGTGAAACTTGAGCCGGAAATAAAGTTCAACATCTTCGGAACTATCAAGAGAATCCCAGGAGAAAATCGTTTCCCTGTCATATGACGCCGACTGCGTAAGGACTTGACCGCCGCTGGCTCCGCTTTCCGTAGCAACGGACCATGACGTATAGGCCGTTTCCCACCGTTCGGTAAATCCAGACGGTGGGGAACCTGCCGTGTCTGCCCCAAAGTTAACTTGATATTGCGCCATATCAGCTCTGTGTCAGAGAGAAATAACCGTTATCGGAAATAGAAATAAGCAACGTTGCACCAATTGGAGTTGTCACGTCGGAAGAATCAAGGCTGCAATAAGCAACAAGGGCATTGGATGCCGTAGTGTCATAAAGAACGGCATATTTTGAAACCATTTCAGCCCCCGAAGCGGTCCACGATGGATTGTCTGAATCAAACTTAGAAACCCCTGAGCTGCTTGTCCATGTTTGAGTAATCGTGAACCCACCAGCCGAGTAACCTGCATTGGAAACTTCGTAGGTCGAAAGGTCTCCCCAAACGGTATGCGCTGAAGCGCTTGGGGTTGCTGAAGAGGTTAACAGACCAACCTTAAAAGTATCCCCGTCAAGGTCAATCGTCCCATCTCCGATATACTCACGAGCGCTATAAAATGTTGTCCATGTACCAGCGGCCATAACTCCCCCTTATGCGTACATCGGAAGAGTAATAGGGAGCGACGAGATAAGCTGAGGGGCGCCAACCTTAACAAGCCCCAACGTCAGCTCAGCACCACTCGAACCGCAGGAAATATCAAACCGGCGGACGGTTGTAGATGCTCCGGTCTTGCTGGTCCCGTATTCATAGACTCGCGCCCACACGGGGTATCCTTCTGCCAGACCGGTTGCCTGCCACACCTGGGAACCGTCCTTGTCAACAACGCCTGCCGTAGGGTCTCCCCACACGAGCCCGTTGGTTCCGTCTGATTCCGTGTATGTTCCACCTGCGTCGGTAAATTCGGCGAGTAGCGTTCCGGTTTCTGCCGCGTCCGCCGTTGCCGGTCTTGGACCTGAATAAACTCGCAGTATGCAAAGATTAAAAATATCCCCGAAAGACGCCCCCGCCGGGGTGCTCCCGGAGTTCCCCATCATCGTATTGACCAGTCCCGTCGAAGCCTTCATGCGCTACTCCTTTATAATGGTGATAAATTTGTTGCCGTAAATCAGACTTGCTGCTAGTGTAAAATTGGGGAGAGATAATCTTTTTTCGGTAAAATTGATAATCTGGCCTTGAATGCCTCCGCAAATTCCATCGGAAACCCACAGGGGAATCATCCCAGGAACTTCCATCCCCAACTTGGTTGCGGATACCGCTTTACCGCTCCCCTCCTTCACCCCGACGTTGGCCATGGTGCGCCGTGTCGCGGTTTCGATATCAATCCCTGCATAGTAGTAGGTAAAGCCTTTCGTCCCGATCCAAACCCCATCCTGCGTTGACTGGATCATGGTGATCCGGGAATCAAGGTGCCGGTAATTCTTGGACCCGTCGAATCGCCCGAAGTCGTTTCTTTCCGAGTACCAGAGCACGTCATCAGCAGCAACTAAGATACGGTCGCCATGTTTTCCCAACAAATGACCGAGGGGAGGGCCGATCCACGAGCGATAGAGCTTTTTCCCGTAATAGTCGGACGGCAAAGACCACAGCTCAGACGTTCCACCGGTATGAACCTTGCCCTTTTCTTTGCCGTTGCCGTAATAAATGGTGTTGCCGATCTGTACATAGGACATGCGGAGATCGTTAGTCAGGCCGGACCGTAGCCCGGTCAGAGTCATGTCCGCTTCGAGCCGATAAAGGGCGTCCTGCGACCCGTTGCGAGCCACCAGGAGACAATCCTTGGCGTCGCAGAACAGGGAATGAGACAAGGGCTTTTCCACGGACAGGGAAGAACCACGCCTGCGGGTTATTTCCCCCCGTGCGTCGATATCCACATTGACGGCAGCAGCGAGTTCACAGCCCGCCCCGACCTTCAATTTCTGCGGGCTGACGGCGTTGTTCAGTCCCGAACAGGACTCGATGATGGTTACGGGATTACCCATAGATCGAATCAGCCTCGTCTTCCATGTAAACAGGCTCAGAATCCAAACCGATAAAATCGGCCAGTTCTAAAAGCGCCTGATTGTATAAACGTTCGTATTTCGTGGCGTTAACCTTGGGCCCGTCGATTCCGTCCTCGATCTCATCAAAGATTTTCCAGCAGACGTAATTGACCAGGAGCGGCCGGTGTAAATGCGTCGGCAGGCAGTCCGGGGTGTCGGTAATATCTTCAAGCCCGGTCGGTTGCCCGGAATAGTGAAGAGTCAGGGTGTCAACGGCCCGAGGCTGGTAGTAGAGATAACCGTTTCGGACAACGACACTTGTAATGCTTCCTTCGGCGTCAAGAGCAGGGTCAGGCCATGTCCTCAGAAACGTTCGGAAACTTTCATAGTCCTTGATCTTTCCGATCCGTCCGCCCTGTTCTGCGCTCCCCACCCAATAGAGCGAATGATGATAACCCGTCGGTAGAGCTACCTTATAATCGTCGGTAGAGGTTTCAACGGTATCGGTGGAGGCCAGAAAGGGGAGATTGATCTTGCGTCCGTCCGGCAAAACCTTCCCGGAGATTTCCCACAGACCTTGATTGAGAAAATTCAGGACAGAAGCGCAATACGAATCATCGTCAAGGATCCGGCTTATTTCTTCGCTGAGCTGAATAACGTTCATAGCGCCTCTTGGGTTAGGTACTGCGCGCAGGGGATACCCTCTGCGCGCAGGTCATGGGTCGTTATGCGGCTTCAGCAACCAACCCGGTATGGCGGGCATGAGCGGCCCGACGCTTGCAGACCAGATTGCCGGACCATTTGATATGGGCAATCATGGTTTCCGGGGCCGAAGGCACGTAGGAAAAGACCGGATTGGTGAAGTTGTAGCTTTTGTGGGTAAGGATATCGAGGTAGTTCAGGTTCAGGCCATCGCAATAACCGGTGGTCTGATTGTCGTCCGAAACAACCGGTGCGGCCCCGAAGAGCACGTTTTCAAATCCGGCTGCGGCAAGCTTCGCGTCGGTGTAACGCATACTCGCCTGAAGAGTAGCTTCGAAAGCGTCTTTCAGGAGTTCGGTCGTGATGTACAGGTTCGGCTTGTCGGAGGCGTTTGGGCCGACCGAAGCTAAGCGGCGAATCCCTTGAAGCGTCGAAAAGGAAATCACGGTGCTTGCAGTCGTATCGACATTTGCAGACCAGGTCGCCACGTCAGCTTCGGCAATCCCGCCGTAGGTGGTAGCGGCGGTGGTATTGAACAGATCACCGAGGCCGGTCAGGTCTTTGCCTGCGGTCGTGGCCGAAGCGAACACCGCTGCGCCCATGTTGTCGCGAATGGTTTCCTGGGCGTTCAGGATTTTGGTATCGATGATGTTGACAATACCTTCCTCGTTGTTGTTGGCCCGGTTGTCGTCCAGATTGTAGACGATGGGAGCGTAATAAGCGGCCCAGGGGAATTCCGCGACGTTGGCGATTTCTTCATGAGCGGTCGCGAACGTGGTGGCCGCGTTGAACGATCCGCCCGTCACTTTTCCGTACATGATCGGAACGTCGATGGTCTTGCCGCCCGGAACGGTTTTGCGCCCGGTTTCGCCGCCCATCAGCTTGTAGAGCAGGACGTTTCCGGTGAAATAGTTATTGATAGCCTTCTTGTCGGTAAAATAGGCGTCGGTAAGCGCCTGTACTTCGGTCAGAGTCAATGCCATGGTTTATGCTCCTTATGTGGCCCGAGCCCCCTTGAGAGCGTCGAGCATCGCTTGTCGGCGGGCATCCCCGCCAACAATTGGTTTGTTTGCTCCTTCGCGTGCCGCCGTTCCGGGTTTGGCCAGAACTTTTCCGGCCTGCTGGTCACCTTGCGCCAGCTTCGCGCCTTCAACCCGGCCTTTTTCGTAGGCGGTTTTCTCCATCTCTGCTGCCTTGGCCGCTTGCTGTTGTGCCTTGAGCTGCCAATATGCGGAAAACTGATCGTGCATGGGGTTTGATTGAATAATTCCGTCCAATTCCCCGCTGCCAAGAACTTCGTTGAAGTCAGGGTTTTCGCTGAGGAACTTTCCTCGCAACTCCTCGGCCTTCTGCTGTTGCAGCGCCGACTGGTAGTTCTTCCCTGCTTCTTGAGCCCCCATCTGGGTTGAGATATTCGCGGTCATCATCAACGCTTCGCCGATATCCAAATCTCCGGTCGTGACGCGCTGCGAAATGTCCTTGAGCTGTGCCGAAAGATCGGGCTGTCCTTGCCCTTTTGCCGCCGATTGCATTTCGTTGATGGCCTGCTGTAACGACTCGGTTTGCTTCCGCAGGTTTCCGAGTTCCGTCCCTTGACGGCCAATGAGCTTTTGCGCTTCGGCATAACGGTTCTGCCAGTCGTCTTTCGGCTCCTCCTTGGGGGTTTCTGCGACGGGTTCTTGTGCCTGATCAGTTTCCGGTTCCGGGGCGACTTCTGGTTCAGCGGGTATCATCGTTTGATATTCTTCGATGGTCGCCGAGCCTGCCGGTACTGCCCCTGTTGCTGACATCTGAGCCATTCCTGTCTCCTTTTGCGGGCCGTCTCCGGGTGTCCGCGCTGAAAATAAAAAAGGCCCGCAAGCGGAGTTACCGCCTACGGGCCTTTGAGCTGATCCCATGAAGGGAAGCTTAAAAAGCTACTGTGCTATGTTCTGCGTTGGAACAAAATCAGTTGTTAAAAATTAAGAATCCGTTCAAGAAGGCATTTGCTGTATTCCATCATTACCCAAAGCTGCCGCTCCATACGGTCTCGCTCTTCGATTCCAACGGGAGAACTCGCATCGGAAAACAGAAAGGCAGAAAGGTTTGCGATTTTTGCGTTCAGTTCGTTTCTTTCATCGATAACTCTTTGCTGGTAGTCTTCCAATGTGTCTCTCCATATTCTCGGCTTGAAATGAAAGTTGCCTTGTATGTTACTACTTTACGCTTAAAAGTTCAAGTTGTTGCTTAAATGTTCCACTCAAGCATACTTTTGTCAATCCTATCAAGAGTGTAAATCAACAAGTCTCTTGCTGACTTAAACCCAGGGGAAGGATATTTTTTGCTAGCCATATTATACATTCTCCACCTGTCAGTATCTGAAGCATTAGAATTTCTTGCTAAGTGTAAATTGTTTGGAAGAAGTTCTAATAATTCGTCTGTTCCCATGTCTGAATATTTCATCCCGATACTCCGCTTTTGTTATGTTTCGCTCAAGGATTAAAGCGCCTCATATCCTTTTTCCTTAAGATACCGCTTAAACTCAGACCGTGTTCCGATTCTACGGGCTTCCGGTGGCTGAACCGACGCACAGGCCCCAGGAAGCCACGACGGTTCGTCGGACTGTATTCCGCCGTGACCGAGCGCCGGAACCTGAAAGCATGTTCCGGTGCAGACGTTGCAGGCAAGCATCTTAGGCTTTTCTGCAAGCTTGTAGAAAACTTCCTGCTCACATCCGCAGTCGTCACAACGGTACTGATAAATCGGCACTACACCCCCCTCTTGTATTCATCTACGATAGGCCCATATGGAATAGCGTAATCAAAGGCTATTTCGTCAAGATTGAAACAAGGCTCTCCCTCGATACCATATTCTTGGATAAAGGAAAATTGAATTTCAAGTTGAGAAATTCTTTCGTCAAGATCTGCTTTAATATTAGCCATAACGACCCCAAGCTCTGCTTCAAGTTCCGTCGTTTTACTCTCCGTTGTTAAATTAATCCCCGTCCCGTCCTTACTTTCGCCTTACACCCGGTGGAATAAGGTCTTATCGGCTGTGCCGGGGAAGCACTCTAGCCGGGGAGTTCACCCCGTATTGTCCTTGCGGCGCGCCCGGAGTGACAGCGAAGTCAGAACGGGAGATGCTGAAATGAAAGGCGCGTCTGAAAATGGTTATCCGACATATGCAGCAAAATTTATAGCTGCCTGCTTCGCTTGCCCTAAGTCCTCTATCGTTTCCGTACCGTGCTCAGTAAACAAGGTTTCATCGTCTCCGAAGTCTTCAATGAAGACTTTGTCCCCGATCCCAAATCCGCAAATAGCCCGATGACTCCATCCATACCACTTTTGTTCTATGTGATTGAATCCTATCGTCGCCACCTGATGACCATTCGCCGCCTGTATTTCTCGTATTCCTATTTTTTTACAAAGATATCTCGCTATTTTTGTGTTCCCAATATAACTCCCATCAAGAGGCGAATAACAAGAAACCATCTCAAACAGTTCATTGCAAGAAGAGTCACTAACCAATTCTCGTTTGTACACATATCCTGGATAGTTTCTTTGAAATTTCGTTTCGATTACATCTATCACTTCACCATCTCCCGGATATCCGATTTAAGCCGCCCGTATTTGGCCCGAAGGCTGCGCAAGGAATACTCAAGTCCCTCAATGATTCTGAGTTGATCCATCGCTTCGCCGATATATTCATCAATAGCCTTCTCCCGAATGCAGTGGATAGCTACATTCCCAACGAGCACCATCACGACAACTGAAATCGCCAAAGCCGGGGGTCCGTCAAATGTCAAAAAGGCTATGACAAGGCTCGGCAACACTGCCCCTACTCCAAAAATCTTGAGGTTCTTTTTCATCGCTTCCATAAATTGCCCGTCTTTCCGGGCTGTCAAGCCTCTCTGATCCCGGCAGAGCACTCCCTTAGTCTTTCGACCGTCATGGACTCGAACCATGTCCTTCGCCTGATCTCGGCTAACGAGAGGGAATCGAACCCTCCTGACTTTTGGCTGGCGTGGCAGGGGTCGAACCTGCGACGATCCGGGTAACAGCCGGGCGCTCTACCAGCTGAGCTACACGCCAACAATAATTTAATATGTGTTCAAAACTTCACAGATTATAACACGGTAGCGTTTATTTTAGAACAAAATCTTTGGATTATTGAACAAATAACCGGCCCTCAGCCTCCCGTCTTCGCACCAGACCTTGCAGCGTTTTCCCACCAGCCTTTACCCATCTTGAAAGCTCACCCGGTACGGAATCGTAATCACCGGCATTCAGTTTCTTTCGCAAGGTGCTGTTCTTGAGCGAACCGGAGCCGACATTGAACGTGAACGACACCAGCGCCGAAAACTGGTTGTCGGTAAGAGGAACGGAGACATACCGCTCAACGGCTCTCTCGGACCCTTCAAGGTCTTGTTTCAGCAGCGCCTCGGCTTCTTCCTCGGTGATGGTCTTCCCGGTCTTCACGTCCTCGATTGTAACCGTCGCCGTGTGGCCATAGCCGATAGTCGGAATCCCGGCTGGACAGATATAAGCAGTGAGTTGCAACGACTCGAACCTTTTGACAAGATCGATCCCGGGTTGGTTGGTTTTCATTACATCCCCGGCCCGCCCTGCGCCTGCGCCAGATAATCCCTAAGCATGACGGCGTTTTGCTGCGGCAGCCCGGCCTGAACCAATATCTGCAACGCCTGGTCAAGCTGAGACTCACCGACCCGCTCAACGATCCGTTTCCAGTTCGGGAAGCCCAACGCCTCAAGGGTGGCCTGATTGTCGATCACGCCCAATTTGCGCAATTCTACGGCCTGTTCTTGCGTCTGCAGGCTGGTCTTGTGCATGGTCGAACCGGACTCGACCACAAAAGTGAAGTTCTTGCCGATGGTATTCACCCCGATGATTTCATGGCTGGTATCGTCCACCTCAACCACGTCCGGGACAACCCCGAAATTCTGGTAGAAGGAAATGAACGCGCGCCCCCTATTCCGAACTAAATAATCCACCGAACGGATTTTGTGACGCATCAACACGGCGTTTCGCTCCTGCAATTCGGCAATGGCGGAGGCTGCTATCACGCCTCTTGGAGCCTCCCCCCGATCGGCGTCTTCGATCTGCCATGTCCGGTCGTGAAGTTTTATCAGGAAATCCAAAAGACGCCACATGTCTTGAGACAGCCTCGGAGGTTCAAGGTAGCGAATCCCTTGAGACATAGCCGATGTTGCCGGTTCGATAACCAGACCCGGCTTGTTGTTGACATCCCGCAGGGACACACCGCAATCCTTCGGGAGGATAAGGGTAGGAAGAAGCGCCCGGCATACAGCAGAGTACATGCGGGACAGTAATTCGCCTATTTTCAGGCAAATATCCCCGGTCTGAACAATCGCCGAGAAACCCCAGGGGGAAACCATATCCTTGTAGCTGGTGGCCATTCCGAATGGGAAGCGGTCATAAAGCCACGTCTGAGACGTTGCCTCAAGGGGCAGCTCCGGGTTGATGTTCGGGTTCCCTTCGTCGGAAAGAACCAGCTTACCTCCGTTGGTCACGGTAATTACCCGGATACCTCCGGGGTATTTAAGCGTGGTTGTCGTTTCCCCCGCCTCGTCGGTGGTTGTTTCTTGCGTGTAGTCCCGAACCCACATCTCGACTACAAGCGCCCGTTTGTTCCTATACTGCGAGTCGTATTTACCGCCCCGAAGTGAAATCCCGCTGACATTGGAGGCCCCCAACAGGGTATTGCTTGAAATCCGCTCTTCACGCTCTTCGCATAGCACCGAATAGATATCATCGGTTTCTATATCGTCTTCGTTGACGCCATACGCTAGAGCTATTTCGTCTGGACGCATTGGAAGCAGGTGGTAACAATAGGGAGCGTCGTTCGGGTCCGGCCAGTTTCCGGGACACATACCGAAGGCGAAAGGGTCAAGAACCACCGTCTCAGCCCGTTTCTCGATGGTGTTCCAGACGTATTTCTCAGTCGTCGGCCCGTAGATTTCCATGCCCTTTGTTGAGTCAGTCAGGGATGAAGCCTGCTCCGACTCTGTCCACCATGACTTGATCTTCGAGGTCAACGCCTTGGCAACATCTGCGTTTTCTTCGCCATCCACCTCAACCACTTCGACCACGGGGGTCTTGGCCGTGAGGTTGGCTACTGTTCTTTCCACATTGGCGAAGGCCAGCGAAGCTACGAGGCGGTTCTTCCGGTTCTTCTGGCTTCCCTGAGTCGGCCAATGATCCCCGGAATAAATGCGGTAGTTCTCAAGGTAGGTATTGGGCAGGTTCAGGCGCTCTTTTCCGTCCTGTCCGTCCTGGTAGAGGTTCCAGGCCCACTCTCCTACGTCCTTATGTCCTTGCGGCGGAGGATTGGTAATGCTCCAATTCATGCTGCCCCCTTAAAATAAAAAAGGCCCTACCAACGGGAATACCGTCAATAGGGCCTGCTAACTGTTCGGGTTAGGAAGTTAGTAAGCTATATTATGGTTTACTTTACGGTTTTGCTGACAAACTCCGTTCTACGGGGTATCCAGGACGATCAAAGTGTATTACTGCCATGTCTGAAGTGTAGAACAGAGTTATGTTATTTAGCGGTACGTAAGCCCTAGGACACACCGGCTTTAAATTGCGCTCAGCCCACGCAATAATCTCATCGTCAGTGCTACTTGCCCATGGATATGGTTCCATTTACTTCTCCGCAATGGTGCGCTTTATTTCGTCAATCTTGGCACTGAGATATTTATTACCATTTAAAATCATAGAGATATCGTTAAGTAGAGATTCAGATTCAACTATCTTTTCATACACGCTGTAATCAAGGTAATACTCGCTTTCATAATCATCGTGAAGGCATTCAGCCGTATGTAATGCGTCCTCAATGTACGGCAAGCACCGCCTAAGTAGGTCGGTTATTTTATTTACTCTCTCATCAAATGATTTTTCCATTTACTTCTCCGCTTCAGCATCCAGGTGTGCTTATCTCGTCCGCAACCTCAGCTGCACATCTCGTTAAATTTCCTGAACCCTTTGGGATACTTCTCTGTATTTCGTCAAAAAGGGCAAGAGTGTCTTTTTCTATCTGTGGGCCAGAGCGTATATCGTCAATTGAATTAAAATCAGCCATGTGCTCTGCCCAACGCAACATACGGCAAGCACCGCCTCAGCAGGGCGGTGAGATGCTTTTCTCGGTCAGTCATCGACGCTCCAATTGAATAGTTTTTTGCTCAGATCCGATTTAATCCGTTTCCTGTATCGGTCTGACTCCATCCTCAAAAACTCTTCTTCACGTTCGTTTTTAGGGATGATCTCTACAGAAACAGTATTCCAGTCGAATACTTCAGTCATCGCCGAAGTCCGCCATTGCATCCATGAATCCGTCGTTCCATTCCGCCCACGCTACCGACTCCCAGGTGAAGGGGTTAGCTGTGATGTCTGTCTCTTCCGCACAGGCTGCATATCCGGCGTTAAATGCGTCAGTCATACATCCCCTCATATTGCGCATCGAGGTAGCCGTCCAGCCAATTGATGTACCGAAGAAATTCCGTGTTATGTCCACCAACAGCAGCGTCAAAATACGGGTTGTCGTCAACGGACTTTCCCCAATGATGGGCGTCTCGGCCTTCCTGATAGTAGCTATTCACCTTTTTCGTGTTCCTCTTTTACGATCAGCTTGAAAACTACAACCTCTTTTTTAGGGTCAAGAAAATATCTTTCAAGAAAGATCTCTTGTCCTCTCTCTGGTACATATTGATTGGCAAAAAACTTCATAACATCTTCAACGAAAGCCTCTTGGTAAACTATTTTACTCATCGGTTATCCCCACTACCATTAAGCACTCCACGCTCCTTGCGGGATGATAGCTTGTCGATATTGGCCACCGCCACCGCCTCAAGGGAAACCCCGAGTTCCCCAGCAAGGGCGTTGGCATACCACAGCACATCTCCGAGTCCCTTGATGATGACTGCGCGGTTTTCGTTTGTCAGCATCCCGCCGTTGTCTCGAAACAACTTCTTGACCTTCTCGGCAACTTCTCCGGCTTCACCACACAGGCCAAGGGCCGGGTAGCTGATACCATGACCGATTGTCGGATAGACGGCAAACTCTTTTGCTTTATCGGAATATTCATTAAATGTCATCGTTCTTCTTCCTCCGTCCCTTCTTCGGCTTTTCGTCGCAGCTTACCACACATGCGCGTCCCTTGTCGTCCAGGTACTTAGCTCCGCACTGCGGACAGACAATATCCCCGCCTTTGCAAAACGGCTGCCCGGGGAAGGAAGACCACCGCCATGACCGCCACGGCTCCTTGAGTCGAAACATTGACCCATTGGCGGGAATAGACGGATCATATTGGTTCGTCGTCTCGTGGAACTTCCCCTTGCATTGGGGACAGATCACATCAGACATCCTTCACTTGCTCCTTAAATCTCTTCGCCATTTCCCCAAGACCTGCCGGAAACCCACCGAAAGGGTCAAACTCTTCATCGTTCGGGTCTGAGACGTAGGCCGCTCCAACAGGGTCTTGCATGGAGAACAGCTTTTCGTGGCTCTCCTTTTTGGTTCGGAAGACAAGGTATCCGCCAAGGGCAACGGCCAGCATGGTGAGCACCGGCGTAACGGTTGAGGCGGTGATGAATTCTAGGTTATTCAGTCTTTTCACATCCGCCTCCGCATTCGTGTTTCTCTTCCCGGTTAATAACCAGATCGACCACAGTGACGACACACGAAAGGATTTCCTGCCGTGCGTTCTTCCGTTCACGGAGCTTGCGTTCGGCGTTCTTTCGGACGGTTTCAACGGCCAGCCAGAAGCAGAAACAGGTGGTTGCCGCAAAGCACAGGTAAATTACCATCAGTTCGGTCATTTCGTTCTCCTAAAAATCGTCTAAAACGTTCGCCTTTTCGTTACTTACACCCGTTATTATATCAAAATCCTGCTGCGCTTGGGTCTTAGTTATTTAGAAATCATCCATATTTTTACCAGACGTAAGACCATGGATGGCATGGAAGTCTCTCTCTGCCTCGGTCATCGTCTCCGGCCTATCCTCAACTTTGACAGGATAAGCGAACGTCAGCGCCAAGGCGTCACCGAGGTCAGGGGAGCGAAGCCCACGCTTGGCCATATCTTCTTTCTTCTCCAAAACCATTCGGCTTTTGGAGTCGTAGAAATCCTGAGGCCCTGTCAAGTCGGCGTGCAATTCGTCGCTGTCCGGAACCTCTGCGGGTTGATCCTTGAGCCATTCCAGCATTTCACCCCACATTTCCGATCGCTTGTTGTAATACTTCGGCTTAGACGGTGATTCACCGGCGTTTACAGCCATGATCTGGTTTCCGAACCCCAATTCTCTAAGCCTGTCAACGATCCCCATCCCGATACCAACCACATCAATAAAAACTTTTGCCGGACGCTCACCGTTGATGATTTCAACAACTCTTCCGACGATGTGCATGGTTCGGTATGGTCCGAGTTCTTTTATCGTCTCCAGCTTGAATGCTTTTCGCCCTTTGCGTCGGATAATGGCGCAACGGTCTTTCCCCCCTCCGTTCGGATCGACACCGACAAGCAGCGGCCCCCATGGCTTATCGACTTTTTCTTTCCTGGCCTTGGCTACAATATCGGTATGAATCAGCCCGTCGATTGCGCTGGCCTGGAATGCCTCAACCGGAGTCGCTGGGTATTCCTGGCGAAACAATGCCTCGCCAAGCTCCACGATCTTCTTGCGCCGCCACGACATTTGTTCATCATCGAGGCCATAAAGAGACTGGTATTCAAGCTCTTCCTCGGACAGCACAATGTCTTCGGCGGAGGAACGGTATTCTCCCTGCCAAAACCACGGCACGAAAATAGGAACAAACTCGGACAACCCGGCCTCGGCCAGCTGCCATTGTTCGTGGTAGTAGTTCCCCATCCCATTAGCTGTTGACTCTAAGATGACCTCGGTTCCTGGTTCGTCTGGGATTGCCTGCATTATTCCAGCTGCGTGATCCTTGGCATTTGGCCAGAAACAGACCTCGGAGCCATGGAAAAACTGTACGGTCGATGAACGACCAACCGCTTTAGTCCCAGCGGTCCCGACCTTGTACCCGGAATCCAGCCGGTCAAAGTTCAGCTCCTTGGCATTGGCTGCGCCGGTATTCGGTTTTACAATATCCGGGCAATTCTCGTGATAGCGCGAAACCATGTCGAAAAGGTTGTCCGTCGCCGCCTGTTCATGGGTTAGGATGAACGCACGGACACCCTTAGAGTGAGTTACTCGCCAGTAATAGCGGCCCTCTGTATAGGTTGAACATCCTTGCTGCCGACCCTTCAGGATAATAGCGCGAACCTTTCCCGTGCTGCGGCGCTGCTTCTCTATCTGCTCATGGATGTAAAGCTGGGCTTGATTGAGCTGGAAGGGCTTGATTTCGCCGGACTTTGTGCGGATATTCAGGCACTTCTCGGCGTAATGGAGGAAGTCGTCTTTAAGCCTCTGGCGTATGGCAAGTTCACGGTCTGTCAAAGTCTATACCACATATGGAAGTGATTGAAAACAGACACTAAAAATGCCTTTCGCTCCCGAGACGAATACCGACATGATTCCCATTTATGGTATTACTCCAACATGTCAAGGGCAGTCTCGTGGGAACCACCCTTGTCGGTATCATTGAGGTTGTACGCTTGGCGCTCAAGCTGGATACGCTTATGGTAGGTATTGGCGAGATTGTTCAGGGCTTGGCAGCGTTCTGTGGCGGTAATCGGGATTTCCTTTAAGATCACTTCCCCCTGGTAGCACCAAGCCTGCGTTTTGGTAGGACTGTCATAGATTTCGGCGAGAAGCTTCTGTTCAAGCTGGCGTAGGCGGCTGACATCATCCCTGTGGCACTCGACGACCTCAACGCCTCTGCTTGCGGCAGCGTCTATCAGTTGCTCTCTTGTTGCCGGTTCGTGGTTCGCGGATTGTTCGCAATTTCCGTTGTCAGCGCGCACCCTGCGAACTAGCCTGTTCTTTATTTCCTCGTTAACCTCCGGCGTCAGGTCGCGCGTTACCCCTTCCGCTTTCATCTTTTTGCGGATTGCCGCCTCGCTTATGCCGTAGCGTCTGGCTATTTCCCGAAGGGATAGCTGTGACGCCCGGACCTCTTCAAGAACTACATCCCAATTTACTTTGCTTTCCCCTTTAGCTGGCATGGCTATCTACTCCGCCTTATCCTTCGGTGCATCTGGCAATGGCATCCAGTAATAAACTTTTTTAAGAAACTCTCCAAACTTTACAAAACCTCCATAGCAATCATCATACTTGGCTATATCATAATCGTCTTTGTCCCACACCAAGACCTGAACCCTTGGATCAGGTAAACCGTCTTTGACGCTTATCCATTCATTCATACCAATCTTCCTCTTCATTAAAAACCTACTCCGTGGTGATCAGATAGCCGAACTCTTTGCACTCCGGGCATTCAAGGTCACGAAGCATGGCCGTCTCAGGGAAAGTGTGAATGTCCCGGTGGCGGCAGTTGATGCAGATCAGCTCACAGATTGCGTGAGGAAGTCTTTCAGTTATGTCGTGAATGGTTCCCATAAATTAACCGCATAGTGTGCTGTTACGCCAAAGGGCATCCGGCATCTGTCGCATAGCCAACGGATAGCGTCCGCCAAAGGGCATTATAGCAAATTGCTTTCAGGTCGCTTCTTGCTATGCCCTACCCGGTTCCCCACTCTTTAAAGGATTGCACGCGCTGATCTCGTGCTATGGCTGCCTCTAAGCCAACCTCCTATGCGGTCTATCGAAACGGGCAACTCACGGTTGAGTCAAACTTGTTTACCGGCTTCCGGTGAGCCATGACACACAAAAGATCCTCGCTTCTGATGTGACTGCAACCGAATACTGGCAAATTGTCATGCACGTGGTAGTCGTTGAACGGGCATGTTTTATAGTCGGTTTTCATTGTGTCAAACACTTCCATGCTGTCTAACCACTGCTGGAACCTGTCCGTTTCCAATGGCACTGACAGACTCCACGTAATCGGCCACCCCATACTCCACTCCAAAACTGCGGGATGGGGTTTGTAGCCAAAAATCCGGGCATTTTCTTCCCGCACTTTGGAATATCTTTGTTTTTTTGCGATCCCCCAGCCACTCTGCCCCATGCTCTTTGTCGGCGCAGGCAATAAAAATTCGCTCCCTTTCAATCGGGGCACCATCGTCTCTTGCTCGAAAACTTCCCCATTTAGCATTATACCCCAACGAGGCCAAATCTCCGAGAACCCTTCCAAGCCCCCGAGAAGTAAGCGCTGGTGAGTTTTCCACGAACACGAATTTTGGTCGTACTTCGCAAACGATCCGCGCCATTTCAACCCACAATCCGCTCCTTTCCCCGTCAATTCCTGCTCCGCAACCTGCCGTGCTGATGTCCTGGCACGGGAATCCGCCAGAAACCACGTCAACAATTCCTTTCCATGGGCGTCCGTCGAAGGTACAAACATCGTCCCATATGGGGAACGGTGGCAAATGCCCCTCATTTTGTCGCTGCATGAGTCGTCGGCAGCAATAGGCGTTGATCTCCACGGCGCAAACGGTTCTCCACCCGAGAAGCGTTCCGCCGAGAATCCCACCTCCAGCTCCAGCGAAAAGTGCCAGCTCATTCATTCACCATCACCGATATGGGCATTCCACGCTAAAGTCATGATGCATGCGCCCCTTCTTTTTCGACAGAACACACATCCCGGTGCCGGACTCTGGAAGGCAGCAGCCGAGAATCATTCTCCCGTTTCCTCCGGTGTCCTGGTCGGCGTGAGGGCACAGTCTATAGTCGTGTACGTAGGTCATAGCAGACCGGCTTTCTTTCTGGCGTGGTAAAGCTCGAAGAGGGCGTTAATGGCTACCTGAGCCAAGTAGTAGCACCCACCATCATTCTCGTTGATAGCTAAAGGATCGTTCCACGCATCCTTTTCGTGGCGTCTCCGTGCGGCACAAAACCGTCTCCGGTAGTTCGGCCCGAAATCCTTTTGCCAATTTTCGTAGCCGTATTTTTTCTCCCCGTATTCCAGGGCGGCAATTAGCGGCTCAACAAGATCAGGATGAAGCAGCGACCAATCGACTTTACCCGTGTCGTTCTTCTTGCCTTCGGTTGCACCGAGCTGATAACTCACGTTTTTTCCTGTCGAAAAATCGGAGCAGTAAACAATATCCTCGCCGAGCCTTTCGCTGTGTTCCCAGATATCTCCTATTGAGCATTCGACGCTTGTCATTTAACCGTAACCTCGCTTGTTATGGTCAATCCGGTAACGCCACCATTGAACAGGGTCATACAGAGCGTAATCCTTCCCGGCCTGTCCTGCATCCTCGGCGGGAGGTTTTTAAGGGCCTCAGCCGTCAACCGTTCTGCGGTCTGGGCGATTTCCGCTATTTTGTCAGCTCTCAACGACTCCCCCTGTTCAAATTAACACGATCATTATACAAAAAAACTCTATATAAAACAACCGTTTTCTTTGAACGTGAAATCTTGTCAAGGTAATGAATCGGTTAAGGATGGACTCCGCAACGCCAGACGCTTTCATGGAAAAATCGAAAGAATTCATGTAACAAAAAGGCGGCTTAAATAGCCGCCTTTTCTTATCTAACAACGAAGTCTTTCCGGTCCTTAAACTCTTCCTTCTTCCCTCGGTTCCACTGCTGAACCGGTCTAAAAAAACC